AAGTAGGGCTGAGCGCATGGGCGGTAAAGGCTTTGCCACTATTAGGTCAAATGCAGGAATAGGATGGTCTGCACTCAAAAGCAATCCTAGAGGTGTTATGGGGATGGGTACCCTTAGACAAGCCGGTATGGGTTTTCGTGCAGGAGCAAGAGGGTTATATAGAGGAGATATGATCCGAGCAGATATGGGTCTTAGAATGGGCTTCGGATCTCTTGGCAAATGGGCTACCGGTGGTGGTTATACCGGCGCTGCAAGAATAGGTGTTGGTGCTGCTAGAACTGGTGCTGCTCTAGGAGCTGCTGATTTCCTAAACCCATGGGGGCTTGGCTGGGGAGATTAACAGGTGGCAAGAACGATCAATACCAATATAGGAGCTATGGATTGGCTCAATAGAACCGACCAGTGGCTATACCAAAGGACAGAACAGTTCCGAAAATTTGCGTATAGACCGTTGGGAGAAGGTATAGCTATTGGTACTGGGCGTGGTCTACATCATCTTAGGGGTGCGATGAGAGAAATCTCAGGAGGCCCCTATGTTAAAGCTGCTTTTGGGCATTATAGAAGCGCTGCAAGAGGCGCATTTGATCCAAGAGCTTGGACTATAAGATCAAGAGCAGCAGCCCTTGGACGCAGAGGAGCAAGTGCTACCAAGGTACTAGCGCGTGGCTTTATGCCAGCACTCCTTATACATGGTGCTGCCCAAGATGAAATGGGTTTTGGTATTGGTCTTGCTAAAGAAACAGTTGGATGGGGTGCCCTTTCAATTGGTGGTAGTATTGGACTCCAAATGGGAGGTTGGGCTGGAGCTACAACTGGAGCAGCTGCTGGAGGTACTATTGGAAAAGGTACCGCATGGGCCTTAGGCAAAATACCTGGCGTTAAGAAACTAGGCACTGCAGCAATAGGAAAAACAGTAGGCAGAATTGCTGGTGCAGCCTTAGGCGGTCCTATAGGATTTATTCTTGGTGGCTTAGCAGCATATGAAATAGCTAAATGGGGTGTTGGATTTGCACTTCATACCTTGCCAACATTTGCTAAAGAATTTAGAGCAGACATGACTACAAGTGGTTACGGTGGCGATTATGTTGATACTGCAGGAGCAATAACAATGCGACAAAGAAGTCTGCAGGCAATGGGTAGATCACATGTCAACGCTAGAAGTGCTTTAGGACAGGAGGCATCCCTACTGCATGTCTAGCAGTAGGAAAAAGATAAAGCGACAAAAGCGTAGATTTGATGATAATATCTACGAAACTCCAAAGTATCAGAGGTGGCGATCGAAGGTTTTCAAACGAGATAGACATATATGTCGCCTGTGCGGGCGATCTAAGTGCTACATTGAAGCACACCACATTAAAAAAAAGGCCATTTACCCGCACTTGATGTTCCATACAGCAAATGGTGTTACACTATGTAAGGAGTGTCATAAGTTTGTAACCGGCCAAGAGGAGAAGTTTGTTACGCTATTCAATCACATAACTAAAGGTACGGTATCACACAAGTTTTTACAGAATTGGCGTAAGAACTTTGAAAATGGTCACAAAAGATGGATGCAAAAAAGGGGGATTTTCAGACATTTACGAAGTAATCAGGGACAGTTACCCAGAAAGTGTGGTATAATAAAAATGGGTACCAAGTCCACACCAAAGGGTTTCAAGAAGATTACGCTCTGGAAAAGGAAACCGTATGACCGAACAAATCTGTAGAGAACATCCTATATGCCAACAGTGTATATACAAACACGAAGAGCACTATAAGGATACCGGATTCAAGGTCAAATGTACGGGTATCTGCGAGGCAGACGAGCTTCTTCCTGAAGAAATAACACTTCTGTATGATGAAGAAGAGCTCGAGATGGCAGAGTCTCTGTATAATCCTGTCGTATGGGCTTATCGTAACTTTGGCTGGGAACCCCGCATATCAAAAGACGATATTCGTTATCAAGAAATGATGCTTCGCTGTACTGCGAAGCGTAAGGCTCTGCGATTAGGCCGTCAGTCCGGTAAGACTGAGGCCATCTGTGTATTAATGCTATTTAGGGCCTTTGTCAACGAAAACTATAAAATTCTGGTCATTACTCCGTACCGCTCTCAGATCGAGTTGATATTTAAAAGGATCAAAGAGCTGATTTATCAGAGTCCTGACCTGCAAAACTCCGTACGGCGTGAGGTAGCAAACCCTTATCACGAGATAGAGCTCTTTAATGGATCCTATATCAGGGGCTTCACGTCGGGCTCTAAGACTTCACAGGGCGCAGGGGCTGTTCGTGGTCAGCCTGCTGATATGATAGTCCTGGACGAGGCGGATTACCTTACTACAGACGACATTAATGCAGTCGTGGCAATCTTGAATTCTCGTCCACATTGTGAACTATACGCAAGCTCGACTCCCACCGGTAGAAGAGAGCACTTCTACCGGTGGTGTCAAGAAGCACCACACTTTAAAGAGTTTCACTTTCCATCATATGTTATTCCTCACTGGAATGAAGAGCTTGAGATGGAACTCCGAGCCTCTCTTACTGAGGCTGGCTATATTCATGAAATTCTTGCAGAATTTGGTGAAGAAGAAGAGGGTGTCTTTCAAGTCAAGTTCCGCGAGTTGGCTGAACAAAAGTATGAATATGCTGATATATTCCCAGACCACAGTCGCTATATCTTTGGTATGGGTGTAGATTGGAACTCTTCTAATATTGGTACGGAAATCTATATTTCAGGTTGGGATAAAGAAACTAAGATGTTTGTTGGTGCCCGGGCCCATACTGTTAGTAGAATAGGTTGGACCCAGACAACAGCAATGGAAAAAATCAAAGAACTTAATAGAAAATGGCAACCTGCCTTTATTTATGTAGATGAAGGGTATGGTGCCACTCAAGTTGAAGTAATGAAACTCTGGTCGAAGGGCCAGCAAGAACAGGGTAAGGCATTAAGTCATCCTGATTGTAGACTTGGTGAGATACTGAAGCCAATTAACTTTAGCTCCAGTCTAGAAATTCCTGATCCTTTGACCAACCAAAAGATCAAGAAAGATACCAAGTCCTATATGATTGAAAATGCTGTCCGCATGTTTGAAAGGGAGATATTCATCTACCCGAAATCGGACGATATTCTCAAAAAGCAATTAGCTGGATATGTCATACTAAGAAGAACTCCTACTGGTAAACCGGTATTTGGGCCGCGGGAAAATAGAATAGGCGATCACCGTTTAGATGCTTTAATGCTTTCTTTCCTTGGCTTTCATATGGAGTTTTCTGATCTAGTTAAAAGGATCTTTGTAACCAAAATAGCTTTTGCTAGTAACTTACGTGGACCGAAGAAACAGAAACCCGATCCTGGTGATGTTGTTGTAGTTGACAGGCGTCAAGAAAAAGAAAACCACCCAAGAAATAAGTTGAAACCAGATGATAGATCTGAAATGGTTACTACCGTAGGTATTACCAACTCTCGAAGGGTGGTCGGCAAGGTTAGAGATACTGCTAATTTATGGAATTGGCCAGGATTTCTAAGGGATGCTCCTCCACCAACCAGGCCAAAGGGGAAAACCTATTCTAAGCGTCTAAGACCGAAACGAGGTAAGTTCTAATGTTAAAGTTGTATGAGTTTGACAACCTAGAAAGTGATTATGTAGAGCTGAGTATGGGTACAATGTTACGCCCTCTTGCTCTTTCCGCTAGTAGCCTACGTCGACAAGACTCTAGGATCACTAAGAAAATCTTTGTACGTAACGATGAGGCGGATGTTGAGATAACAGGGATTACACTGAAGTTCATCAATATCCCATCTTCTTGGACCGCAAAGATGATAGCCCAAGAGTCTGAACCACTCGAAACAGCTTTTGATATTCTTCCTAATGGTAATATAGTCAGTCATGACGATGTGACTACTACGGCATACTATCCGGTATGGATTGAAATAGTTATTCCTCAGGGAACTCCACCTGCTATATTTAGCAAGATGAGAATCTCCGTACATGGAACTAGGACGGTGGTCTAATGGCAGAAAGAATAGACTCAACAGATAAACTGTCCAAAAAAGACAGGGAAACCCTTGAGCGCAAGGTAGATATTAACGTTCAACGTCAGGTTACCAAACTAAGTACCCTTATCCCAAGAGAGGTAGCTCATAAAGAAGCGAAAACAGCTCCTGACAGGACTAAAGAACTTATCAATCAATATGATGATTTCATCAATGAAGTCAATAAAATCCTCGATGAAATACAAAAGAGATGCAAAGCTCTTATTTACCGTGTAGATCCCACAAGAGAATATGATTGCTCTGCAGCAATCGAAGCACTCTTTGAGGGAGAAAAAGATACAATTTCTTATGATGATTACAGAAAGATCCTCGAGCTAGAAGCAACTCTATCTAGAGAGCTTGTTGCGGAAGGAGGTCAACTAGATGTCATTGGACTTTCTTAGTAAAATCAAAGACTTTAATACAAATACATTTATACAACAGAATGTAAAGAAGCTCTATGATTTACTATTTCCACATATTGCAGCTGATTTTAGGGGTATTGAGGATTGTACTTCTGCTATGACAATCGTTGATTCTCATACTCATACATATATAGGTGCTGGGTTATATTCTTCTCCACAGATATCTACTCCCCCACTCATGAGGGGTGCCGTCAATGAGGCTCTAACATTGGCTAAGATAGGAAGTGATCCTCAGACAGGACTGCCGGCACGTATTAGTGCTAGTATAGTTCTAAAACCGTTCAAGGTACTATAATGGCTAGAGATACCATCTACGAGCAAACTTTAAGAGGTCAAGCCGCACAGGCAGCAGGTTGTTTTGAAAGCAAGATGCTATCTGACCCCGATGTAAAGGAAGAAGTAGCACTTGCCATGCTGACCCGATCTCTTGTAGTTGCTAAAACTACTGCTGAAGCTCAACGTGATGCTCTGGCAAGCTACACAGAAGAAGGTGGTGCTACTGCTAGTGATGAAACATCTACTGTAGATAAAGAAATAAGATCAGCATTAACGAGAAAGAAGAGTAAAAGCAATGGAGATTCAAAACAATCTATACTTGATGAATGTATCCCATGCTTAGATCGAACACTAGATATAGATCTTTTGGCACCCCTAGAAGATCTTCTAGATGACTTTGAAAATGACCTTTTGGATCGATTTAACACGCTTAACAACATCTGGAAGATGCTAAACAGCGATGATTTTTACTCTGATATCTGTGATCTAATGGATTTCTTTTCATATCAATGTATACCAGATCTAGTGGCTATACTTTCATTACTCTTGTGGCTGTGGAAATCATTACTTGAGTCATTCTCCATTGATATCAATGCATCTCTGTGGAGTCTTATCGGCATGATGATGGGCCCGTTTCTTAGTGGCCTCGAAAGTGTCATCCAGCAATATATAGATATGATTATGGCTCCAATCGATTGTATTATCTCTAGTTTACTATACCAAATGTCAAAGATACCACAATTTGAACAAGACTCTGAATGGCTTGATGAACGACAAAAAGAACAAGCAGAACTTGAAGAAAGATCTCTTTCTGGCAGTATAGGCGCCTCGATAGATGAGGGTACTGTTAGTATTAATGCATCTCTTGAAAATTTACTAAACTACAGTGCATTAAAAGTAACCTCTTGGGATCAAAGCAAAGAGTACTATCAAACACAGTCTGCAAAAACAGACTTAGAAAAATACAAATATGGAGAACGATCTGGTGAAGGGCCTGTTGGTGCTACTACTCCTATTACGGTTGAAGATGAAGAAACAATAGCCGCAGGAACCGGTGGAGAGCCGGGATCACCAGAAGAAATAGCCAGACAGGAAAGAGAGGCCTACATCGAAGAGCGAGAGGCTAGAGAGCGATCCAGGGCGACCACTGCAGATTGGCTGCTTGACGCAGCTAATACACTAGAAAGTGGTCTTGGCCAAGTGGGTAGCTATCTTATAGCTGGCCGTGATCGAATGAACAGTTGGCTTTCTTCTATCCGTGACGATCTAAGAGCTTTCTTATTTGGTAGTGGATCTGGCTTTACAAATGCAGTATCTCTTACAGAGACAATTTCACGTCTAGCACGCTTGATAGGCTTTGTTAAGGCACTCATTAAAATGGCAGAAGATGGCTTTGATTGTGGCTCAGATAGAGACCTATCAGAGCCTGATATGATCAACTTCTTACAGAATTACTATGCTCCTGAATCCGGGGCCACTATTATTGTCGGAGATGATGGTAATGTAACTATCCTTCCTCCTGGTACAAGTGGTACCCAAATAGCTGCCATAGAGGCGCCAGCGGGCACAACAACAGAAGCTCAAGCAGGAACAGGCGTTACTATTTCTATTCCAAACTGTCTAAACCGTACTGATGCAACAGACTTGAGGAAGGTAGAAGAATGGATAAAACAAATCTCCCAGTAAAACTACCCAGCCCCATAGTCATCTACGATGCGTATGGCAATCCAATGCATTTCCCTGCCACACGTGATGTTAGTAGGATGATCCGTGTTAAAAAGGTTCAGCCCAATGTAAAGAGTCCTGTACTTGGGTATCGCAACTATTGGAGTCGAGACTCTTTTCAACCCGGCGAATATGACCTGGCTGAAATAAGCAGGGCTGCAGATACCGATTCTTATTTAGCTAGAGCCTTCAAAAAGAAGACTGGGCTTTTGATGAAAGAAGGCTACAGATGGATAGGTAAAAACCAGAATACGATCAGGTATATTAAAAGGCGTATCGCTCAAATTGAGCGAGCTACGCAATACCCATTCAAGCTGTTGCTTAGGGAAGTGTCTTCTGACCTGATTAAGTTCTCTAATGCCTTTATTATAAAGGTTCGTAACAAAAAAGCCTCCGGAGGAGCTGTAAGAAAAATACCAGGAAAAACCTTACAACCCGTGGCTGGATATTTTCGCGTTCCACCGGAGACTATGTACTTCAAGCGTGACCAATCTGGTCATGTAATCAAATACCAACAAAAGGTACTTAGACCACTGGTCTCCCCTAAAACAGGGAAATGGCCGCAGTGGGATCCTGAAGATGTTATTCACATCTATCATGATAGAAAGGGTGGCTTTGCAGTTGGTACTCCTGATTCTGTTCCCGTCCTAGACGATGTGCGTGTTCTTCGTAGAATGGAAGAAGACGTAGAGCTTCTCGTCTATCAACACCTCTTTCCCCTCTACCATTATATAGTAGGTACAGAAAACTCTCCTGCCAGGGTATACGATGACGGTGTTACTGAAGTCGATATTATTCGTGCCCAGGTGGAAGATATGCCAGCAGAGGGTAGTATTGTTACCCCAGAGCGCCATGAGATTAAAGCTCTAGGCGCCCAAGGCAAAGCATTAAAGGCTGATCCGTTTCTAGAACATTTTAAGAAACGTGTATGGGCCGGTCTTTCAATGAGTGCCATCGATTATGGTGAGGGATCAAGTGCGAACAGAAATACGGCCGATGCTTTATCACAGGCATTGATTGACTGTGTGAAAGACTTCCAGCAAGTTCTAGAGCTCTTTGTTGACTTTTTTGTTATAGGAGAGCTACTTCTAGAGAGTACCTTTAGTTATGATGTACTAGATGATGACAACTCAGTACATCTTCAGTTCAATGAGATCGATCTTGAAGCTAAGATTAAGAGGGATGCTAATGCGGTGAACCTCTATCAGGGTCACGTGATTGGGCTAACCAAGGCGAGAAAGGAGGTTGGAGAAGAGCCAATCGAAGCAGATGAAGAGAAAGAGATGTATTGGGAGCGTGTAGAGAAACCGCGCCTAATCATACAGGCTATTGATGAGCCATATACTGCTGCATCTAAGGCCGCCATGAGTACCAAGACTAACCCGAGTTCACCTAGTAATCCCTCTGTTACTTCTAAGAAGGTTGGCGAAAAGACCAAGGCTCCTACCGAGGGTAAATCCCGTGGAGGTAAGTCTGCTGGTAACAAAACGCAACCTACCAATCAACATGGTACCAATCCTGGACCAACTAAGAGAAAATCTAGTGAGACACCAAATAAATTCATGAGACTCTTTGACGCATTTAAAGAGGCTGTGTTTTTGTTACTTTTCCGTGACCTCCTAGATACAATCAATCTACATGATCACGGCTGGCGTAAAACTATGGGCCGGTTTGTTGATGAGATCATTACACAGAAATACCTCGAGCATACCAGGGGTTACTTTTATCGCGGCCTGCGTGATGTGGAAGCCAGTAGGCATGCCACTCATCCCATTGCTCGAGTACGTATCAAAGAACTCCAAGAGTATTCCTCTAAGAGAATTAGCTGGCTTACCGACAGAGTTCTTGACACCATAGAAACCCTAGCACTTGAAGGACGTGACAAAACATATATTCGTTCAGCACTCGACAGCTTTGAGTTTAGAGCGAATTTCCTTGACAGGACTGTTAAGCGTCAAGCCAGAGTCTATGGCCAAGCCATAGGCTTGTTGTTAATGGGCTACGACTTTGCTTATATCTTCCGTAGTCCGAAAGAGGAAGATGTTGAATGTCCTGTATGTGACAAGTTTCATGGTACGCGTTTCAATTTAGAAC